CCCAAGGAGCAAAAAAAATGAGCATGACCGATGCCGAAAAAGCCGAGATGGACCAGCTCAAGGCCGATAACGCCGAGCTGCAAAAAACCGTGGCTGAACTGAAAAAAGGCAAAAAAAAGGCCGACACCGATGCCAAGCTGGCCGCCGCCGGCTTTAAGTTGGCCGCCAATGGCGAGTTTGAGGGCTTGTCGCAAGCCACCTATAACATGCTGCTGGCCGCCGATGATAACGCCGTGGCCGCCGTGATTGCCGACATCAAGCCGGTAGAGGCCGCCAAGCCCAATGTGCCTGATGCGCTCTTGAGTGACACCGCCAAGCCGGGCGATGCCCAAAGCGGCGCGGCCAAATTATCCATTGCAACCGGCGAGAGCCAATTTTTAAAAGGCGCTAAATATGTCTGACCAAAAAACCAACCCGCAAACGCTGGGCCCGACCACCGGCGCGTTTATTAAGTATGAGGCCACCCAGCTCACGCGCGTGGCGGTTGGCGCCGCCAAAGGCACCAAGGCCGGCGCTTTTGTGGATTATCCCTTGCGCGAGGGCAAAAAGCTGCTGGCGCTCACCGATGAGCAAGACGGCAAGGTGGTGGTGCAGCCGCACAATTGCATCATCAATTTGGCGCTGGTGGCCGAGAGCGCGGTAAACGCCGCCGCATCTACTGGCGGCAACTTGGCCGGCCTGCAAAAAGACGGCGACCCCTACGGCATCGTTTACCAAGGCACCCCCACCAAATAACCCGCACGGCCTCGCTTGAGGCCGTCTGAAAAAATAAAGGACAAGCAATGATTTTGGACGACAACATCAAATTCGGCATGCGCGCGCTCACCGAGGCGATTAATAAAATCCCCGCGCAGCCCACGCAAATCCGCGAGCTGGGCATTTTTGAAGCCAAATATTTGACCACCACATATGTGGATATTGAGCAGCGCGATGGCAAGCTGGAGCTGGTGCAAAGCAAGCCGCGCGGCACCGCCGGCGATGCCGTGCCCGAAAAAGCCCGCAACATCCGCACCTTTAAAATCCCGCATCTGCCGGTTAACGATGTGGTGCGCGCCGATGACGTGCAAAATGTGCGCGCGTTTGGCGGCACCCAGGCGGAAACCGTAGCCGAAAAAGTCACCGAAAAGCTGGCCGATGCCAAAGCCGAGTTGGAAATCACGCGCGAGCATCTGATGCTGGGCGCGCTCAACGGCAAGGTTTTGGATGCAGATGGCTCCGAGCTTTATGATTTGTATAAAGAATTTGACATCAAGCGCCGAGAATACAGCTGCAAACTCACCACCGACACCACCGAAGTGGGCAATGTAATCGATGGCATCATCACCGCCCAGCGCAAGCTGCTGCAAGGCGCTTTTGTCAGCGGCTTTGTGGCTTTGTGCGGCCCCGAATTTATGGGCTTGCTTAAATACCATCCCAAGCTCAAAGCGCTTTATGAGCGCTATCGCGAGGGTGCGCTTTACCGTGAGGGCAACCTCAACAAAATCGAGTTTGAGCACAACGGCATTAAATTTGTGCAGTATGACGGCGATTTTGGCGCAGGCAAATCCGGCATCGCCGAAGACCAGGCCATTTTGGTGCCGATGGGCCGCAAGCTCTTTGCGGAGTATTTTGCGCCGGCCGATATGAATGAGACGGTCAACAGCATTGCGCTGCCGTATTACGCCAGCCGCGAAAAAATGGCGCATGATAAAGGCTGGAGCCTGCACGCCCAATCCAACCCGCTGCCATTGCCGCTGCGCCCCGATTTGGTGGCCACGCTCAAAGCATCGGCATAAAGGCTACCTGAAATGATTACCCGCGATGACATGATCACCCGCTTTGGCGAGCGTGAGATAGCCAACCTTACCGACCACGGCAGCGGCCGGGTGGTGGATGAGGATGTGTTGCAGCGGGCGATTGATGACGCAATCGCCGAGGCGGGCAGCTATCTGGCCGCCGCCGGCTATCGCGATTTGGCCGAGCCTGTGCCGCGCGTGCTGGCGCTCAAAGTGTGCGACATCGCCCGCTATTATCTGCATCAAGATGGCGACATCGATATTGTGGATAAGCGCTATAAAGCCGCGATTGATTGGCTCAAGAGCCTAGTCAAAGAGCCGCGCCTGCTGGGCTTGGATGCGGCCGCACCCGCCGACAGCGCCGCCGACACGCAATATGCGGTAATCGGCAACGAGCCGGAGGGCTGGCATGCAACTCATCATTGACACCACTTTGCCCGAGATTGCCGCGCACCTGCACACGCTGCGTACACGGCTGGGCGGCGACCTCACCGAGCCGATGAGCGCCGTGGCCGCGCTGCTCGAAAACAGCAGCCGCAAGCGCTTTGAGACGCAAACCGACCCCGATGGCCAGGCGTGGGCGCCCTTGGCCGAGGCCACCCAAAAAATCAAGGGCAAAAAAGGCTCGCTCGGCCGCGGCATCCTCACCGATGAGGGGCTGATGCGCCGCATCACCAGCCACGCCACAGCCGATATGGCCATGGCCGGCACCGGCCAGCCTTATGCCGTTTATCACCAACTGGGCACCAAAAAAATGCCTGCACGGCCGATTTTTGGGCTAAGCGCCGAGGATAAAGACGACATCCGCGATGCGCTCACCGATTGGCTGGATACCATTTGGAGCGACACATGAGCCAATTGCCCATGTATCAAAACGTATTGGCCTGCTACCCCGCCTTGCTCGCGCGCTTGGCCCAAGTGCCGGGTGTGCATCAGGTGCTTGAGGCGGCCGACCTTGAGGCCTTGAGCAGCGATAAGCGCTTAAAGCCTATTGATGGCGCCGTGTATGTGGTGTTTGACGGCTTTACGCCCGATGCCGATGCGGCCACCCGCCAGCTTTTGCGCGAGCGCTTGAGCTTTAGCGTGATTTTAACCAAGCGCCAATACAACCCCGGCCACATGCAATACGGCGCCGATGGCGTGGGCGAGACCATCACCGCCATCAAGGCCGCGCTGCAAGGCTTTAGGCCGCAAGACGAGCAAGGCCGCGCGCTCACGCTCGACCCCTTCAGCGCGCGCGCCGCGCTGCCAATCATGTATCACGAGGGCTATGCGTTTTTCCCGATGCGCTTTGAGACCGCCGTGGCCATCAAATTAACCCCGTAAAAAACCGAAAGGAATCAACACTATGACACGCCAAGCAGATAACGGCCTGATTTTTGAGGGCGATGTAAAAATGCGCAATCGCAAAATCCCCGAAAGCGGCTTTGTGGATGTGGGCAACACCACCTCGCTGACCACCGCCGCCGCCACCGACACGCAAGACCGTGTGTCTAAGCGCAAAGGCAGCTACGGCCAAGCGCTCGACAGCCTCAAAACCACCAAGCCGACCGAAATCGGCCTGAAAATGGATACGTTTGACAAAACCAATCTGGCCATGGCCTTGATGGGCGAGGCCGCCATCATCGCCGCCGGCGCGCAAACCGTTACCGACGAGGAGGTGGTGATTGGCAAGCGCGGCCAACTCTACAAGCTCAAACACGGCAATATCGACCCTGCCAGCATCAAGGTTAAAGATGGCGGCGACCAAGCCATCGATGCCGATAAAGTAATCTACAACGACAACGCCGGCCTGATCGGCGTGGCCGCCGACAGCACCGTGCAAGACGGCGCCAGCATTAAAGTGAGCTACAAAACCCGCGCCGGCGGCGGCTTTAAAATCGATGCCGCCACCTTGAGCAGCTTGGATTTAGAGATTATCGTAGACGGCCGCAACCGCGTAACCGGTGAGGCGGGTGTGTTGCACATCCCGCATGCCGTGCTGGCCGCCGATGGTGATATTGATTGGTTTGGCGATGACTTTGCCGAGGCCGCCTTTAAAGGCACCGCCGTGCTGGCCGATGGTCAAACCTCGTCCTACAGCTTTACCAGCTACAGCAACGCCGGTTAGGCTTTGCGCCATGTAAAAAGGCCGTCTGAAACGTTTTCAGACGGCCTTTTTTTTGTTGCTGGCTTTACAGGTAATCATAACCGCTTGTGTCGATGCCGGCGTGGCGGTTGCGGTTTGCTTCGGCCAGATATTTAATGCGGTAGCAGCGGCGTTTAGACTCATCTTTGCCTACGCGGCAATCACCGCCCAAAGCATACATGGCGGCACCGTGTGCCAAAGTCTGAATGGGGTTTCAGACGGCCTTTAACGCGCAGTTAAAACACGCCGAAAAGCAAATGCCACATCAGCACCACGCCGCCGACGGTAAAGGCATAAGCGCCATTAAGCCCCCAGCGCCACGCCACTTTGCCGGCTTCGCGCGGCGTATCCACATCACCGCGCCGAATAGCCCAATAGCGGCCAAGCTGCCCAATCAGCACGCCCGCGCTAATGGCCGCAATAACTATAATCGGCAGCATTGCGGACATGGTTCTAAATTTATCCATTATTGTATCCATAATCAATAAAACCCGTTGATTGTAATGCCTGCATTGCCGTTGCCATTATCGCGTACAGCACAGCTAAAATGATTGCGCAGCGGTGCGCCAAAGCTATTTTGAGCATCAACATAACCGCTCACAGTATAGCTGCCATCCCCGTTTGCTTTGTGCTGCCAGCCGCCAAATTTGGCGCTTGATGGCGCTTTTAAACGATCGGTTATCACATCTTGGCAAGCCGCTTGTGCACTAAACTCGCTAAGGGTAGTTTTTTGGGGCGATTTGTTGCTAAAGATTGTAGCCAATAAAAACAACAATATAAAACCACCGCCAAATATCATAATCAGGCTGGTTTTTTTTGGTGGATTGGCGGCAATAACTGCTTGCCGCGCCTCTCGCTCTGCAGTGGCCGCTGCGCGCGCTTGTGCTTCGAGGGCTACCTCTTCCAGCAGCTCGGGGCGGGCGGCAAAAAGCTGTTGGTTATAGGCTTGCCGTGCCTGATTATCAAACAAGTGGTTGCGGCAGGCCGTGAGCACATCCAAATCAAGCGCTTGGCGCTCGGCTGCTTTTTTAATGGCCGCGCTGATTTCCGCCGCCGATGCCGCCGGCGTGATGCCAAGAATCTCATAATAATTTTGCACATCTCCCCCCGTAGTGAATTAAGCCGACACCGTGCCGGCTGTTAAAAATAAGACAATAAAACCTGTAATTTAACAGATTTTTAACGGGTTGATAATGGCGGGCGCAGATATTCAGGCGGGCATCAAAATCAAGGCATTGGTTGAGGGCCTTGAAAACATCGATCGTTTGCAGCAAGAGCTGCAAGCGGCCGGTGTGGACACAACTGATTTTGCCGAGCGCGCGCAAGAGCTTAGGCAGGAACTTGAGGATGTTGCCAGCGAGCAGGCGCTGATTGAGCAATATCAAGATTTGGGCGATGAGCTGCAAAATGCCGGCCAAGAGATGGCCGACACTGGCCAGCGCGCCGCTGCGCTTGATAAATCTTTGCAGGGCGATGGCGGCAAAAAGCAGCAGCAGGATATGGCCGCACTTGAGGGCAGCCTCGAGGCCGCCGGCCAAGAGATGGCCGGCGCCGGCCAGCGCATGGGCGAGCTGGATAAAGCCTTGCAGGCCGATGGCAGCAAGCAGCAGCAACAGGATTTGGCCGCACTTGAGGGCAGCCTTGAGGCTGCCGGCCAAGAAATGGCCACCGCCGGCCAGCACGCCGCTGCGCTTGATAAATCTTTGCAGGGAGACAGCGGCAAAAAGCAGCAGCAAGATATGGCTGCGCTTGAGGGCAGCCTTGAGACCGCCGGCCAAGAGATGGCCGCCACCGGCCGGCATATGGACGCGCTCGATAAAGAGTTGCAAGGCGATGGCGGCCAAAAGCAGCAAAAAGATATGGCCGCGCTCGGCAAAGAGCAGCAGGCCGTGGGCAAGCACAGCCAAGAGCTGGCAGGCCGTCTGAAAGATGTTGACGCCGGCATGGATGGCGCGGCTGCATCGGCCAAAGATTTGGCAGCCGCCGAAAAAAAGCTGGCCGCAGACAGCCAAGCAGCCGCCGCCAAGCTGGACGCGCTCAATGATGAGGCGCAAGAGCTCAAAGCATTGGCCGATGCGCGCTTAGTGCTGGGCATCGACACCGACGACAAGGCCCACGCCGAAATCGCAAAAGTCAACAAAGCATTTAACGATCTCAAAGCCAGCGGCACGCTCACGCAAGAGGAGCTCGCGCGCGCATCTGATTTACACCGCAAAAAAATCAACGAGTTAGAAAAAAGCCTTAAATCCACCAAAGTGCCGCTCTCCGAGATGGTGGGCGAAATCGGCAACCTGGTCACTAAGGCGGGCGGTATTGCCTATGTCACCAAAGAGGCAATGGAGTTTGAGCGCGCCATGGCGGGCGTAAAAAAAGTGGTGGACGGCACGCCCCAGCAAATGGAAGCCTTGAGCGGCCAAATTAAAAATCTGGCCTTTGAATTGGGCATGGTGCCCGAAGCCGTGGCGGAAATCGCCGCACAGGGCGGCCAGTTGGGCATCCCGCTGGAGAAGCTCGGCCAATTTACCGAAATGGCGGGCAAGATGGCGGTGGCGTTTGATATTGGCGCCGAAGCCGCCGCCGAAGCCGCTGCCAAGCTTACTAATGTGTTTGATTTGCCCCTTGAAGGTGTAGAGCTGCTCGGCGATGCCATCAACCTGCTGGGCAACAATACTGCCGCCAAAGAAAAAGACATTGTTGCCGCCATGACACGCATCGGCGGTAATGCCAAACAGTTCGGCTTGGCTGCCGAGGAGGCGGCTGCGCTGGCTGATGCCATGATTGCGCTTGGCAAGCCGCCCGAAGTGGCTGCCACCGCTATTAATGCCTTGTTATCAAAATTGCAAACCGCCCAAGTGCAGGGTGATAAATTCCAAGAGGGCTTAAGGGCTATCGGCCTTTCCGCCGACAAAATGGCCGCTGATATTGCCGCCGATCCGCAGCAAGCCTTAAATAGCTTTTTGAAATCGCTGGAAAATCTCGACAAGCAAAGCCGCTCTATTGCCTTGTCGCAGATGTTTGGCACGGAGTACAGCGACGACATCGCCTTGCTGGTGGGTAGCCTGAACGAGTATGACAAAGCGTTGAATTTGGTGGCCGACAAATCCAAATACGCCGGCGCGATGCAGCAAGAGTTTCAAAATGCAATGAACAATGCATCGGCTAAGGTGCAGCAGGCGCAGATTGCCATTGTTAACGTGGCCAAAGAGCTGGGCGCTACCATGCTGCCCATCGTTTCTGCGGTGAGTGATGGCGTGGGCGGTGTCGCTAATGCCGTCACCCGCTTGGCGCAGCAATACCCTCAACTAACCCAATTTGCAATGTATTTGGCTGGCGCCCGTGTGGCAGCAATGGCATTTGGGGCCGCCGCACGCTTAATGGGCATGGAGGGCGTTACCGCCACTACGGCGATTACTGCCGGGGCGGCAAAAACCACAACAGCGCTCGGATTGCTGCGTACCAGCATGGCTGCCGCAACTGCAACCACGCGCGGCATGACGATAGCAGCAGCGGCGCAGCAAACAGCAATGGCAGGCGCTGCGCTGGCTGCTCGTGGCTTGGCTGCGGCGTTGCGGCTGATTGCTGCTAATCCGATCGGCTTGGTGATTACAGCAGCCGCTGCTGCGCTAACTCTTTTTGCCGATAAAGCGGGCAGCGTCGGCAAGCAATTGGCCGAAATGGAAAATGCGATAACCGAGGCTGATAAGGCTTTTATCGCCCTTCAGGACCGCATGCGTGAGGGGCTGCCACTTAAGCTGGATGATGTCGATGCGGCCTTGGCGGCCACGCGCGAAGCGGCAGACAGGAGCCGCGATGCCATTTTGCGGCTCAAGCATGACATCAAACTCATCGAAGAAACGGGCGGCGACGGCTGGTATAAGCAAACCGAGCGGGGTATCCAATCGCTTAAAGAGTTTTTACCCTTTTTAGACAGCCAGCGCGAAAAGCTGGAACGAGCCAATCAGGAGTATGAAAAACAGGCGGAGCGGCTTAAAACGCTTCAAGAACAACAACGGCAATTGCAAGAGCAGCAGCGCGCCGATGAATCGGCCGCGCGTTTTGCCAAACAGCAACAGGCTGCTGTTGATGCACAGCAAAATATCAGCACCGCATCACGGCAAATTATCACCGACCTGCAAAGCCTTGCCCAGTCATCCAGCCATATCACCGCCGAGCAAATACGAGGGATTGAGACATCGTTTAAAAATCTCTCTTCCAGCTCTGCCATTGCCGAGGCAGAAGAACAAATCAAGCGCTTGGCCGCTGCATCCAAAATCACCAGGCAGGAGGAGGCCGAGCTACTGGCCGAGCTGAAAAAGCGCCATCAAGAGCTTGGCGAAGTGCAGGTGCAGACGGCTACAGCGGCAACCGGCACCATCGCGTTGACCCGCGATGAAGTTAAAGCGCTCGCGGATGCCTATAAAGAATTGGGCATGGCAATACCGGCCTCGTTTGAGGGCATGACCGAAGCCGATGAAAAGCTGATTGGTGCGCTAAACAACATCAAAGATAAAACCGGCATTACCACCGAACAAATGCGCGAAATGATGACTAACGCATTTGCCAAGGTAGAGACCAAAGACGGTGTGCTGGCGATTCAAAAGTTTTTTAACGAGTGGGCAAAGCAGCAAGATCTAACTGATGTTGAGATGCAGCGATTTTTGGAGCAGGTTGTTAAAAAAACCGAAGCTGCATTCGGGCGCATGGCGGCAAAAAGCAACGAGGTATCCGAGGCATTTAAAAAAATCGGCGTAGACGCCGATGCAGCCGCCACCGGCATCAGCAGCAAGGCCAATCAGGCTTTTGCCGATTGGGCGGCGGCGAGCGCGGCGGCGCGTGATGCGGGTATTGACGACACGCGGCTGATCCGCGCGGGCTTTGAGCAGATGATGGGCAAGCTGGAGAGCCGCGCCGAGTTTGAGGCGTTTAAGCGCCAGCTGCAAGAGAGCGGCAATGTGGCCAAGCTCACAAAAGAGCAATTGGAGCGGCTCAATAAATCCGCTAAAGATGGCGCAACGGCAGCCAAAACGGCTTATGAGCAAATGGGCGAGGCGCTTAAAGAGGCCTCAAACAAGGCCGATTTTGCGCGCATTGCCGCCGAGGCGCAGGCCGCATTTGAGGCGGGCACCATCTCGGCCGCCGAATATGACCAGATGATGGCGCAAGTTAAGCAGGCCACGGATGAGGCTGCCGCCAAAGCCGCAGAGATGGGCCGCAAAGCCGTTGATGCGCACAAAAAAGCCACCATCGAGGCCAACAATTACGAGGAATCGGTCAAGCGCTCGGCGGCGGCAACAGCAGATGCGACCAAGGCCAATCAATCGGCATCTGGCGCCGCCAGCGAGGGTACGCGCACGATAACACAGCTGCATCAGGCAAATACCAAGCTTTATGGTGTCACCAAGCTGACAAAAGAGGAGTTTATTGCTTACTCCAAAGCCATGCGCGGTGCTGTGCATGACGGGATGGACTGGTTTCAGGCGCAGCGCATCCTAGCCAGCCGAAAACAAGAATTTATCAAGCCAATTGTTGAGGGGCGACAAGCAATTGAGGAGCTTAATCAAGCAATATCAAGCGGCACGCTTAGTGCGATGCAGATTACGCGTGCTGCGCTTATTGCCGGTGAGGCCGTCGGCAAGCTCGATCAAGCTACTCTTAAAACGCTTAATGCCAGCATTGACGCAGCCAAGGCTAAGCTTGTCGAGCTCAAAGACGAGGCCGTTGGCGTGCGCCAATCGCTTGAGGCCGAGCTGGCCGCGCTCAACGGCAACGATGAGATGGGCCATCAGCTTGAGCATCAAAAAAAGATAGCTGATTTGCAGGCCAAAGCCGCCCAAGCATCGGCCAGGCATCAGCACGAGGCAGCCGCAGAATATAACCGCGCGATGAGCCTGCAAAACCAAATCTATACCAAGCAAAAAGAGCAGCGCGAAAAAGAGCGTGCAGAGGCCGCCGCTGATGCCAAAAAAGCCGCGCAAGCGCCTGCACCAAGCCGCAGCAGCAACAGCAACAGCGGCAACCCGCTGCCCGATGTTGATTTAAGCCGGCTCAATTTTGGCGGCGATGTGGGCAAATTTAACGACACGCTCGCGCAAATGCTGGCCGAGCGCGATCAAAAAGTGGTCAATGCCGCCGGCAAAGCGGTGATTGACCAGCTCACCGATGCCGTGGCGCGGCAAAAATAGAGAGGCCGTCTGAAAAAATGAATGATTATTGGCAATTAAAACGCAAAGACAACGCCGCCGTGATGCTGCTGCCGCAGGATATGCATTGGGCTGATGAGTTTGATTGGTCACGCATTGCTCAAGCGGCGCCGCAGCGCACGCTGTCGGGCGGCTTGGTTATCCAGCAAGGGGTAAAGCTCAACGGCCGCCCCATCACGCTTACAGGCGAGTGGGCGTGGCACAGCCGCGCCGCGCTGCTCACGCTGCGCGATTGGAGCGACACCCCCGCGCTGGAGATGCAGCTGATCCATTATGACGGGCGCGAGTTTGACGTGATTTTTAGGCTGCACGAGAGCGCCATGAGCAATGTGGAGCCGGTGCGCTACACCACGCCCGAGCGTGACGGCGAGCCCTATCGCGCCACGATTAATTTAATGACGATTTGATTTTTAAAACGAGTTTAAAACATGGCTAAAACCACCCGCTTAACGCAGCAAGACCTGCAAATCTACCCCAGCCAGCGCCTCACCGACACCCCCGACGGCGGCGGTCAAATGATTGGCACCCCGCTCACCGGCGAGGACAACGAGCTTTTCCCGCCCGTGAGCGATGTCGACCGCACCATGGGCAGCTTTGACGCGCGGCTGGTTTATCCCGCCGTGTTGCGCGCCGATGCCGAGCCGCTCTATGGCGGGCATTTTGTGATTGCCGAGCCGCCGCAAGCCAAAAATGTGAGCTTTTTGGCCTTTAAAGCGCTCAACTATGGCGAGATGCGCGCCGATATTATGCCGCGCATCGAGGCCTATAGCGTGCCCACCATCGAGAGCCCGATGACGCTTTTAGGCACGCAGCTCAAAGGCAGCCGCCTGGTGCAGGTTTACCAGCGGCTTGACGAGCCTTTGCCGGTGGTGGGGCAACGCTTTTGCTTGAGCGTTAAAGATGTGCGGGACGTGGCGCCTTATAGCCAATATATCCGCGTGATGGACGTTAAAAGCATTGTGCGCACGTTTGTGACCAAAGAGGGGCAGGAGTTTCAGCGGCGGGTGGTTACCATGGCCGTGAGCGACGCGCTGCTTTACGATTTTAAGGGCATTGAGTATCCCGACATCCGCTATGCCGCCGCCCAAGCGCGGCTGCTGGAAACGCAAGTGGCCGACACCGCCAGCTATTTCGGTGTGCGCCCGCTGGTGGCGGCTTTGAGCAAGGGCGATGCCGAGCTGCGGGTGGACACGATTTTTGAAAAACTCGTGCCCACCAGCACGGTGGAGACGGCATGGGCCGACCAATACCCCGTAGGCGCGGGCGCGTGGATTGAGGCCGCGCCGCGCCAAGTGATGGCCACCACCAGAGAGGCATGGGCGGGCAATATCTATCTGCACACCTCGGTGCTGCCGGGCAGCGTGGAGCTGGCGGGCTACACCGACAACGGCATGGGCGCGCTCGTGAGCCCCAGCGGCGTGCGCCTGCCGGTGAGCTACACCGACGGCGTGATTATCAACACCCGTTCGATGGCCTCGTTTACCGTTTACGGCGTGCCCGCCACTTATGTGAGCGCGGCCAACTACACCGCCATTATCAGCATCGATGACACCAACCAAGGCACAGAGTGGGTGCCCTTGCTCTCGCCCAAGCCTGCCAACGGCAGCGTGGCGGTGTCGTTTTTGAGCGGCGGGCAATGGTATGTTGTTAAGGATAGCGGCGACTACATCCTGCGCGATGAGGCAGGCAACAACTGCGGCCGCGTTACCCGCGCCGGCTCGTGCGTGATCAGCCTGCCCGCGCTGCCTGATGTGGGCAGCAAGATTGTGATTGGCTGGTCGCCGCTGGATGCGTTTAGCGCGGTGGGCGGCGCAGAGCCCGGCAGCGTAGAGGCTGCCGCCGGTGCTCAAAAAACGGTGGATTTGGCGCTTGAGCTGCAAAGTCCGGTAAAGCCCGGCAGCCTTAAATTAACCTTTATCGATGGCCAAACCAAAACGGCAAAAGACGACGGCAAAGGCAAAATCAGCGGCGATGTGGCCGGCGTGGTGGATTACTTTAGCGGCAAAATCAAGCTTAGCGGCGCAAAGCCGATTGAGTATAAGGCTGATGGCAAAGCCGTTTTTGGCCGAGTGAGCGGCCTTGTCAAGCCGCGCGTCGGGACCATAACCATTAATGACGACGGCGATTTAATCACCGGCACCGTTAACAGCAATTATTATTTGTTTGGCCTGCTCATGATCACCTTGCGCGCCACCTTGGTGGATGTGCAAAACAACACACATTTTTTTGGCACCGATGTAACCATGAGCAACGAGGGCTTTTTGCTCGACATCTATGTTTACGATGACGGTGTTTTTATGCTCGACGGCAAGCCGATTCCGGGCGCAACCATCAACACAAGCAACGGCACGTTTAGCATCCCCAAGGCGGCATTGGCGCGGCAAGGGCGCAATATGTCGTTTAGCGATGAGGAGATTGTGAGCGGTGCCACGCCCATCACCGTTACCAAGGTAGACAGCCGCAGCAACCACTCGCGCGTGCTGGCCGTTAAAGTCAAACAAACAGCCACTTACACCATTATTTCAGACGGCCTCAACGACAGCCTTGGAGACTACAGCAAAACCATATCAAGCAGCGATTACGCGGTCGATGTGCTGGCGGGCGTGCCCTATCCGCGCAAGGTGATTTTTAACAGCTGGATTTTAGACGTGGGCGGCACGCGGCTTTATGAGCGCGGCGGCACGCTCTATAAAAATATCGACTACCAAACCGGCAACGGCACGGCGGTGGGCACAATCTCGGCCGCCGGTGAGCTTGTGTTTGCCGATGCGGCCTTGAGCGGCCACACAATCAACATCGTGGCCGGCATCTACACCAACGCCGATATGGTCATCAAGCAATATTACGGCCGCACCCCAGCCGCGCCGATTAAGCCGCAAAGCTTTACCGTGTATGCCCAAACCGGCACCACGCTGCAAGCCGCAGCGGGGGCGGATGAGCAATTGAGCGGCGACTTTACGGGCAGCATCGACACCGAAACAGGCTTTTTTGAGGTGGTGGGCGAGGAGCCTTTTGTCCCCGAGAGCCTGCGCTTTAATGTGGTCACGCAGAGCTATATCCCGCTCGATAGCAGCATTATCGGTATCGATTCGGTGCGCCTGCCGCCCGATGGCCGTGTGCCCATCTACCGCAAAGGCGACATGATTGTGATTGGCAACAAGCACAAGCAGGCCATTGGCAGCGCGTTTGCAGCCGGCCAAACCGTGGCGCTCGAGCGCCAAAATATCGACCGCCTGTGTGTGATTGATGACGATGGCCGGCACGTCACCGCCGATAAATACCGCGCCGACTTGGCCGCCGGCAAGCTCACTTTTGCCGACCCGCTCGATTTGAGCGCCTACACCATGCCGCTATCCGTAGATGCGGCATGGGAAGAAGAAAACCGCGTGGTGGGCGTGGATATTGCAGGCCGTCTGAAGCTGCAATTCGGCGTGAGCCGCGCTTATCCCGCAGAGCGCACTTATGTATCCAGCGCGCTGATTGGCGGCGATTTGCTCGTGCGCGCCACCGAGCCATTTGCGCAGCAGGCGTGGGATAAAGTGTGGAGCGACACCCAGCGCGGCGACCCGCTCTTGGCGCGGCTCAACGTTAAAGATTTTCCGATTCGGCTCACCAGCAACGGCGCGATTACGCAGCGTTGGCTGATGCTTTTTACCAGCGAAAACCAATTTGAGCTTTACGGCGAGCAATTGGGCCTTGTGCTCAAGGCCGACACGCTCACCGATTTGGCACCCGCCAACCCCGCCACCGGCAAGCCCTATTTCACCCTGCCGCAGGGCGCGTTCGGCGGCGGCTGGGCGGCCAGAAACTGCGTGCGCTTCAACACTTTTTCGGCGCAGCTGCCGGTGTGGATTTTGCGCGCCGTGCAGCCCACGCCCGATAAGCAAAGCGGGCGCGACGGCTTTAGCGCCTGCCTGCGCGGCAACACCGTGATTGACGATTGATTTTTACATTGATTTTAAAGGAGATTTAACATGATGTTTAACACCACCCGCACCCCCGTTACCGTGTTTGCAAGCACCGACCCCGGCGCGCCCGTGCTTGCCTCTGCCGAGGGCGCTTTAAAAACCGTGCTCAAAGCCTGCCTGGTCACCGGCTACGGCACCAAAACCGCGTTGGGCTGGGAGGCTTTGTCGGAGAGCGATTTTGAGATTACTTTCCGCAGCCGCCACGAAAAAGCAACTAAGTGTTGCTTGGTGGTGGACAATAAAACCAAAAAAAAACAGGCTCGAGTAAGCGCTTTTTTAACGCATGCAGATGCATTGGCAAATAATGGCAATACCAACCGATTTGGTAGCTACGCATATGCTTATATCCGAAATTCGGGCGAAAATAACAGATGGTGGCTGATCGGCAATGACCGCACTTTTGTTTTTTTATCTGGCGCTTACAATTCAATTGGTGTGCGTTTTATTTACTTTGGGAGTTTTGCCAGCGCAGCAGCCGCGGATAATTACAACTGTGTTTTTATGTGCTCTGCGGATCCCAGCTCATCTGACGGGATGACAAATAGCACAACTTCGCCGTTTTACGGCTCTGCCGGTGATTATTACTCTTGTTTTGCAAAAAGCCACGATGGTGTTGCCGTTGCCGCTAGGGCTGGCACCGCCGCCGTCGGTAAACAAATTGATTCTTCTATGCGCGGGATTTATCCAAATGTAATTAGTGGTGGATTTTCGGTTTCTGAAATTTATTTAGTGGAGAGATCCGCTAGCGGTGGCGGTATCCGCGGGATTTTGGGCGGCATTTTTTGGGGATACGACAAGATGGGTGCCATCCCGGATGGCAGCGAATTTTATAATATTGACGGCACATCAGATATGTGGATCAAGTTTGAAATGGATGACAGTTCTGGCGATCAAAATAATTTTTCATGCCTCATCAACGGCACCGCCTGGGAAATCTAATGGACCACATTATCGGCCGCCGGCCTTTGCTGTGGCGTCCGCCGCGCCATGCCACGCCGCAATATGCGGTGCTGCGCCGCCGGCCTTTGCTGTGGCGTCCGCCGCGCCATGCCACGCCGCAATATGCGGTGCTGCGCCGCCGGCCGCTGTGGCGCTCGCGCGATTACACCGGCACGGGCTTTATCGCCGGCACCGGCACCGGCATCGTTACCGTGGGCGGTGTGCCCGCTTCGCGCCGCGTGCTGCTGATGGCACGCGACCGCCTGCGTGTGATTGCCGATGTGTGGTCAAGCGATGACGGCACTTATCGCTTTGAGCGGCTCAATGAGGACCAGGCCTATATTGTGATGGCGCTCGACCATCAGGGCTTATATGAGCCGGTGGCCTATGATTTTGTGCGGCCTGCATCCATCCGCGATGGCAGCGATGCCGAGCCCGATAGCGGGGCGGGCGATGGCTAGCGCCGATATGTTGGCGCTGCCGCTCTCGCTGCGCGATGCCGCGCGCAACAGCGCCGCGCTGGCGCTGCCCTTTGCCCGCCTGCACGGCCAAGCGCCGGGCGGCGACGGCCCCATTCTGCCGCCCAAACGCTATCACGCTGTGGCGGCAGAATGGGCACAAGGCTATTTAAGCAGCGCGATATTGGCGGTGCAAAGCAGCGGCGGCAGCGCTGTGGGCGCGGTGGCCGTGGCGCAAGCGGCGGTGAGCAGCCAGGCGCTGCCCGTGGCCGCCTGCATGCTGGCGGCCACGCAAGGGCTGGCAAGCTTGGGCGGCAAAATGGCCGCGCAAAGCAGCCCGGCTGCGCTGCTGGTATCCGATAAATCAGCTATGGCCAGCGCCATCGCTGCGGTTTATGGCTGCCACGGCGCAGCTATTT